CAATAGTGACTGTTGGATCACCGTTAGCAGCAACTACAACTGAGAAGTCAGCACCTGTACCAGATGCGTTACCAGCAGCGTTGGTTACTGTGTATGTTCCAGCAGTTCTGTTTCCAGCAGCTGCACCGTTGTCACTAATTGTAGCAACCGCACCAGCAGGAGCGTATGTTGTTACAGCAGCAACTGTACCAGGTGTAATTACAGAAGTAACGTCTGCACCGAATGTATCATCGGATTGTGTCTCAGCAGCGTTAGCCTCTGGACCTGCAATCGTTACTAAATGTTCTGTCTTGAATCTGGTGTTACCATGCATGTCTGTGTAGGTATCAACAGCCCACCAACCAGGACCACTAAGTCCTTTATTTTTGTTGACCGCTAGTTGTGCTTCTGTATCGTCAATAAAGACAATAGTTTTTGTATTGGACGATGCAGCTACACCTATGCCACCTTTAGTCTTATTGGCGTTGCTGTCGTCCTTTCCGTAAAGGGACATGGGTTACTCCGAAATTTCTATAGTTGTCTATATTTTATTTATCCAATCAGGATTCTAGTAATGCTTTAGCTAAAGCAGCAACTAATTCGTCGTCTACTTTGTTTCCTGTCTTGGCTGCAGCCTTCTTAAGTAACTTAATTAAGAAGTCCTTTATAACAGAGTCAAGGTCATCAGGTATCCTGTCAACTGCTTTGTTGAGAATACTGATCGCGATGGGCATTAAAAAATTAATCATAGCTATAACAATGTGCTGTTATATATAGTCCTCTTCATCTTCCCATTTCTCCATAACGACACCTTCCTTTTCAAGTTGTGACAAAGAATAGTCAAGTATAACTACAATCCTGTCGTGAGAACCGTTATGTTGTGCCCAATGTTTATCGTGATCATGGAAAGCAAATGGTTTTCCCACCTCCCATGTTCTCTTACGTCCACGTACACTTAACCACGCACCTGGATCAGTAACTATAGGTACATGTAACCTCAATGAATCTATGTCACCACTATGAGGATTGATCTTTGTACCTGGAGATAACTTACTTATAGTACAACTCTTTAATATCTTAGACTCTATCTCAGGTTGCAGTGACAGATGGAACAAAGGACAACACTCCTTCATGCTCTCAGTTAGTTTGGGTAGTACTTCCTGTACCTTCTCTACCGTAGTATTAAATAACTCAACGAATGAAACCATCTCGCTGAGTTCAAAATCTTCTTCTGATGCTGTAGTACCTACAGCATTAAGTGGCATAGGGATGACTGTCCATGAGCCATCCCAAAGCTGCACCCTGCCAAGGTTCCTATCCTCAACCCACTTATCTAATACCCACTCATTTAATATGGGTTGGTTTATTTCTACAAACTTTAGAATCTCTGGGATGATCCATTTATGATGTACTTTTACATTCTGAAATGAGGATAGATGTGATATCATATCCTCTTGCCAAATTTTTCGCATTTATTATGGGTCTGTATCCCTCTTAGGACACAGCTTTGATCCGTGCACTGGACAGTCTACACCCTTTTCAGTATGATTGCAAGCTTCCTTTAACTTTTCTTTAGGAGCCTTCTTCATCTTCTCTTCAGAAGGTTTACGTCCTTCGGGATCATCCAAGGTTGGCATGATCTCGACAGGACCCTTTACTTTTTTTCTGCGATACTCCTGAAAGCTGAGAAGGATCTCTTCTCTCCTACTACTTCATTGCGCTTGATTTGTTCCTTCTCAGAACCCTTCTTAGTATAGGATTTCTTACCCTCAGTCTTTACTTCAGGTTCCAAATAATTTGTTCCATGAGGACCAGCAGGTGGTTCTAAGTCTGTCTGTCTACGTGACCTATTCTCTTGCTCAGGATTAATCACATGCTCATGCACTGCTTCTCTAGTGACCTTAAATGAATCAGCAGGAACTGACTTCTCTAGTCCGTGCTCAAACATGATGTCATAATGAGATACGTTTCCTTCCTCATCAAGTGTGTGCTCTTCCTTCAGACAGTTACCAGCACCCCACTCTGGATGTTCTACCTTAGTGACACATGAATGCTTTACTTTCTTTATGTCTGGCTTACCTTCTTCACCCTTAGGTTCCGCAAGTTTCATACCAGGAGCATCGCCTCCACCTACACCATCAGCACCCTTGCCTTTGATATCTGTGTTGCCTATCTTAGCGGAGTAATCATACCTCCACTCCTTCTGTATAGTCTCATCAGAGAGTGGTCCAGGGATTCTGGCATTCGCTGTGATTGCTTCTGCTGCTGCTTGAGCTAGCGTTTTTTCTTCGTGGTGATCCATCTTATCTTTTTTGGGGTCAGTGGGTATGACTTGAGGAACCTCTATCTGTGAATAAGGTTCTATCTTTTGTCCAGGTGTTAATGCCTGTAGATACTTGCGGTATGCATCCGTTCCAAGCTCGAAGACTTCTTTAATGTCAGTGATCCAAGTGCGGAAGGTTGTCTCTTCTGCAGTAAGACACAGTACATAGTTAGGTCCACGACGTAGAATCTTTCCTACCCTTCCATTCTCAGTTAGAACCCATTCCCCTTTCTTATAGACTTCGTTCTTATAGAACTTATCACGGGTGATTTTGGTTTCCGCAACCTGAGTTTTCTTGGTAAAATCTGAAAAACTCTTCATCAATATAAAGTAGTGTATCGAATATATTTATAATGGATTACATGTTGTCATGTAATTCCACCATCAACCGCCGCGCATCCTTATCATTTAATGCCTTTGGTATACCTTTTCTGAACGTTGTAAAGTCACCTGCCTTTGCTGCTCTCCGCATCTTTGTACCAGAGATAGCAAACGTATCACCATCAGCATCACGCTCACCAGATGACATTACTTCTAACTTGCGGAAGTAAAAATCCTTACCATTATATCTCTTGACCCACTGCATAGCAGCAACCCTATCAGATCCAACAACAAACATTGCATCATCATAATCCTGCTGGAGTTCCTTTAATATAGCAACAGGATCTTTAGGACCACTTCTTATATTCTTAGATGCCCATGGGAACATCTTCTTAGCATACTCTAGCTTACTCTTAGGAGATAAAGGATTAGTACCCTTACTATCCTCTGTCTGAGACAAGTAAATATACCAATCACATTTACCAGCAGTCTTTTGAACTGCTCTAAAATTCTCTTCGTGTCCTGTCGTCGGTGGTTGGAATCTACCGAACGTAAAGTAGACACATTTATAATCTACTATTTCCATCCGTCTTTAGGTAGTGTGAAGTTGATGTACGAAAACTCTAGTCGGTTGACTATCTTAATCATTTTACCATCCATGTGTAGGACATATCCTTCTGGATTAGTAACCCTATAACCAGTAGGAGATTCAACATAGGTTCTAAAGGACTCTAATTTATCTAATGCCTCAAGGACATGTTGCTTAGCTTCCTGTATCTTTTTATATAATTCAAGCATTGCTTTGAACTGAGTATAGTTGTCCTCCATATATTGAAGACCTTTATACATAAGTTCTCGCTTAGGTGCCTGGTTCTTAACCTTAGAGATCTCCTTCATCATCTTTGTGTGGTAGAACTTACCAAGTTCTTTCAAAGTACTCTCAGCATTAATCATTCTTTGGTTTTTAATCTCAGAATTAAAGAACATCTTCAAGTAAGAAGCAATATGAAACTTCTTCTCACCAGTAGTACCCATATTAGATACCAAATGATCTAAGAAATCTCCAGCCTTGATGCACTTCATTTCAATAGTCCGTACATCAGTAGCAAACTGAGTGAGAGTAGTTGAATCTACCTCAATATTATCCATAGGTGTGTCATTAGCAATGACTGCACAATCTTGAGTGTTAGTGAATGTCTTTATGGGTGCTCCTGGTTGAGCACTCATAGTTTCAATATCAGATCCCTGATAGTGAGTATGAAATACTACTCCTATCTTAGAGTTGTCTATCTTTTGACCAAGAGGTTGATTAATTGGTACACCATATGTAATTGTATTGGCACGGAAAGTTACCAGATCCTCTCCATTAATAACTTCTCTCTTCTTATCACCTTGGGTGTACATTAGATCACCCTGTATTACACCCTTAATACCCAATGGTTTAAAGTACTTCAATGCAGCATATAATTTCGTTGCTAATCCAGGTTGCTTGCCATAATATACATCAATGTCCTCAGGAGTAAAGCAAAGTTTAGGAGATACCTTATTAAAGACAGACTTATTACCAACAAAGAATGATCCTGTTGCTGGATCAGTACCACATACAACAGAAGGAGCTCCATCCCATTTAGTCTGTACGTAACCACCACCAGGTTGCTTACCTAACATGCGTAAGAGTTCTTCCATGAACTTAACAGCTTCCTTACACCCCGCAGTACCATCATCAAGCATCATATCTTCTAGGTGCTCAAGGTGTTTTAGTTTTATATCAGCCATGAAGATCACCCTGTTTTACTTTCTTACCACCAGATACTTTCTTACCACTAGAAGATCTTTGAACACTTCCAGCAGAAGCATCCTCATCTACATCCCAAGCACAGGTAAATACATCCTCACCTTTGAACTTATACCCAGACTGTAACTTATCTGGCCAACCTTTACCTTTACCAGTAGTGTCACGGATGTTAAACATAAAGGTTATCTCAGGTGTTACAACTTC